GCCGTCTCGCTTAATACCGGCGAGAGACTTCAGGACTAACGTGGATTCAGGCATCAGTAAGTCCCACCATTAACAACGCCCGCAGGAGCAACACCTAGCACAGTCCAAGCCGCTTGTTGATTAGCTGCTTCAAAAATAGGGATACCTACCGCCGTGCCGCCAAGGTTAATCAATGCGCCGCCCGCCGTAGTAGCCCCTGTACCGCCCTGTGCGACCGTAATTGGGAAACTCGCAGTAGTGGTGTCTGCATCGACAACGTCAGTGCCGTCACAGTAATAAATACCTCTTGAACCTTGGGCTACGGCCACACCCGTTCCGGCAGAAGTTCTAACAGTGAGCGTGTAAGCGCCGGTGGTAGAATTGTCAATCCAATACTGTTGAACAGTGGCGGGGACAATTACTGTTCGGTTACCGGTCAAAATGCCGGTGAACTTATAAACGATTCGGTTCAGCTCTGAACCAGTCAGTGTGTACGTACCAGTACCCGCAATTGCGATCACCGTGTAGTCAAACACAAAGACAGAAGCCTGACCAAACCCTAGCGTGTAGAAGTTTGTACCGTCGCTGATGATCACGGACGATTCAGTAGGCTGGTAGTTTTTTGTTGCCAACCCGTCGATTGTGTTGATACCAGAAGGTGTCAGTACAACCTGACCACCACCTGAGTTACGCAAATACATGAACCAGTTGTTACCCACGGTAGCAGCGCTAGGTAGGGTCAAAGTCCCTGACCCTGACCCTGTCCACAGGTACATTTTGGCGCGGTCTGAGTCCCCTGCAATGTAGTCAGTGTTGAACTGCGTAATAGGCACTGATTGAGACAACAGCGTACCAACCGCCACAATACCAGTACCAGCAAGCGCAGAAGCGTTAGCCTCAGATACCGTAGCGCCAAACTGCAATGACTCCCACAAACCATTTGTTGTGGTGTTGCTAGTCAAATAAATTTGATACACCGTTCCAGCGGCAATTGAAGCGACTTGCGTGCCACCGGCGTTCTTAACTATGAAAGTTTGTGCGCCTTGATTGTTGAACAGAATAGTGTTACCGACACCGCTTTTCTGAGCATCTGGCAAAAAGATTGACCGTCCTGCGTTAGTAGCTGTTACGTCAATAATACGGGTCGCGAGGTTGACGTTAGTAGAGGTTTCCTCCGGCCAACTCAACACAACATCGGTGGTCGTCAGCGTTATTGCGCTGTAGCTAATTTCGCTCGGGTAGATGTTTGCACCACCAAAGACATCGGTATAAATAGGCATTACGCTTCACTCCTGTTTGCTGAGCGATCCATGATACGTTTCAGGTCTTCTCCGTTGAGAGCCTGAGCAGCACGGTCGTACATGGCTTGCCAAGTCTGAATACGCTCGTCTTTTTTAAGGAACGGGGTGGCTTCTAGCAGCGTTGCGTAAAGCAGCACATCAGGTGCGTATTCAGTAAGCCAGTTGGTTTGTAAATCATCACCCAGAAGGGCAGGTTGTTCATAGTACAGAATCTCAAGAGTCTGCACTGCAGAAGGCGACGGGGTTATCAACCAATGTTGGTAATCATAGTCAGCGTAAAACTGCGGAGCAGCGGTCTGAGCCTCGTTAGGCCAATAACTGCGGCAGTACTCGTATGAACGAGCGAAAATAGGTGACCCGTTGACCGTCATGCTGATTGTGTCGCGCCACCGGTCAGGCTTGAGGTAGACAGCTACGCCGACAGACAAAGGAGTTGACACTGCGCGGATAAACCCCTGAATTTTAAGTTCGCGGGCGATACGGCGCTCACCTAATGTGATTAGGCGAGGTAGCTGGTCGTAAACGATCTGGTCGCTCTCTTGCGTGAAACCACGTTCAAGGTAGCGGCGCACGTCCACCAGCAGACTGTCGTACGTCATGCTATAGCTCATAAATACTCCATGGGTATTAGCCGCTGATTCAGCATGCGCCGTTTTGATGAATTATAACCTTGAAACAAGTTTCAAGGCAAATTGAAAGTGTCACTTACTGGCGACGCCCTTGGTCTTCTCAAACGAGCGCATACCCGCGATACCCAAGATACCTGACAATATCACCCAAAGTTGATCGGCTTCAAGCACCGGTGGGGGATCCATACCGACAGGAACCCAGCCCATAGCCTGCAAGTATTTCCACGCCCACTGAAACAAAGGGTAGAGCAAAAACTGATACGCCATCGCCGCCACGCCGATCCACCCGATAGCGGGTCGCCAGCCAGAGACGAACACGCTAGACGAAGCGGCTTCAATTTTGTTGACCTCAATTTGCGCTAGATCAGTGGCTTGGTCGATGCGTTTTTCTTCAAGATCTAGCTTCCGCTGCTCGATCTCCATCTCCATCTTTTCTTTGTCAGTGGTGATCAAGTCACCCGCGACTTTACCTACGGCTTCAATGATTGATCCAACAGCTAGCAAGCTCATGCTAAACCTTTCAATGTGCGGTTAATCCAACCCTTGAGAAATTTAACCTGCACGGGGTTTTTGTTGCATATCTCAACATAACGGGCAATTTTAGCCAAAGCGTAAGATTCTTTAAAGCGCTGACCGTCTGTGATTTGGTTCAGCTTCTCTATAGTTTTAGCCCCGATACCACCATCAGGCGTAGCACCTACGACCAGTTGAGCTAGCTTGACCGCCATACCCATACCGGCGTTTACGCCGAAGTTGAAGATAGAATTAGCAACTTCTTGATTGGCAATCTCGTTGCCGCGCATTTTGTCCCAGAACTCAACGCGGTAGAACTCCCTCACCATAGGTGTCAAAGAGCCGCCGAACTCTTTCTTGTCTACTAGCGCCCAGCCGTTCCACTGAGGATTTTTGTTACGAGCAATGCCGGCATAAGTCATACCGCCGGTGTCACCAGGAACTTCGTGGAGGACGTAGCCGCCCTCATCTCTGATCATTTGCTCAAAAGCTGGTTCAAACTGCGCCATTACTGTTTACTCCTTGAAAGCATGGTGGCTGCAATATCCATCATTGTTCTCGTTACTTGAATGTCGGCTGGTTCACTATCCCAACCCACAGTAATCTGGCCTACAAATCTGTTTGGGTCAGGTGGAATACTAATTCGGCAAGTGTAGGCAACCCCCTTGGCGATGTACCACAAGCCCATTTCGGACTGCGCCGAACGGTATTCCCCGCAAGGTATCTCACTAGCCATCAGCTTCACCACATCTGCGTTGTTGGCTGCGTTTTGAGTAAACAAACCCACATCCAGCCCATCGTTGGTTTTGTCTCGGCCTTCTTTGGTGTAAGCGCGATACAGCACTCGAGTTCCAAACATTGGGTTTACTTTGAACACAGCGACAATAGTGGCGTTGGTGGTTTTAAATAAATGAGCAGCAGCATCTTCTACCCTGTCCTCAACAATGCTTGGCATCTTCTTGGACTCTTTGTACGCACCCATTAACAGTTCTTGGTTTTGCCAAACAAAGTACCCAGAGAACGCAAACACCGCCATGAGTATCAGCGCGAACAGTTTAAACGGGCTATCTACATAAGACAGCACCTTGCTTAGTATGTCTGCTGGCTTTTCGTCACTCATCCTAGTCCAATCATTCCAAGTAGTTTATTCACAATCTTATTTGACAAGTCATCAGGCAGGAACTGGAGAAACCCAAGTATCCACCAAGCAATGCACAATCGCACAAAAACTTTAAGAAACAGGTCAAATTGCTTTTGGTACTCATTCACCGCCCACATCCTGCTTTGCCGCATATATTTTGCAACTCAGTCAAGCCAAAAGCAATCAGCGTTACAAGAAAAACAATTGCTAATCCAGCTACTAGGTAAACCGTCTGTTCTTCCTCGGCTTCCTTTTGCTTTTTCTCTTCAAGCCGTAGCGCCTTCATCTCTCGGGCATCTGCCAAGTCCATCGCGGCTTGTCGTGCTTTGATTTTGTTCCATACGTCAATCTTGCCTGTGGTCATAAAGAGCATCTTTAGCTCTTCTTCAAACGCTCTGGCTTGCTCAAGCACCATCTCAATCTGTAGCGCGGTTCCCATGTTAGAATTTTTCTTGGAACGCTTGGCCTCGATCATCGCTTTGGTAGCGGTGCTCCTAGCATCAAACATCTTACCGATCATCGGGGCAAGACCACCTAAATCATTGGCAACCTTGCTGGCCTTCTTGACCATGCTGATGGCATTTTGCAACCCATCCAGTGCTGCTATGGGGTCTATTAAAATCACGACAAACTCCACGCAATTATGTACGTGCCATAGATGACGAAGACCACTATACAGGTCGCCGCAATGAATGCTTCGACCCAGTCCCGCATGATTATGCGTTCAGTGCGTCCAAGCGACCCCATGCCCAGTCAGCGGCGGCAGAAGGATCAAAAGGAACAGTAGCTGTAGGATCGCCAAGGTTTGCTGGGTCAGGTTGTGTCCAGCTCGAACCCACTGTTGTCAAATACGCCAATAGGTCAGCTTTAGTTGCAATAGCTTCAGCGTCACCGATGTCATCGGTTTCAGAAATGCCAACCATGACCATGTCACGGGGGCTAGGAGTTGCGGGGTCGCCAACCACAAACACACCACCAACGCCTTCAGCGTGTAGACAGAGGAATGTAGGGACTGTGCCGTCAGCGGCGAGGCGGTACTTAATGCAATGATGTGCCATTTAATGCTCCTTGTTGGGCATACTGCCCGTTGAAAAGATATGCTCCAAAGTGCCCGAGTTCGCACCAAGGTGCTGCCCAGACGGTTCCACCGTGTTCACGGTACAGGTGGCAGAAGTTGTAGTCCTCAGACAGAAGCTCGTGGTCGTAGTTCTGTACCTTGAAGTAATCGTACACCTTCTCACCTTTGGGGATAGTCACACCCCCGTTATCATACCAACCCACGTGAGGTTGTAGTTTTTCAAAAACATCGCGCCGGATCAACATGAAACCTGTACCAATGTGCTTGACTTGGAACGGCAGGTCAGGACTGATCATCTCATGTCCGTCCAGCTTGTTGATGTTGAAAATACCGGTGAGTTTTGACAGGTCTGGGTGGTTCAGAACAGCGCCCTGACGCACCTTGTCCCAGTTGACACCCTTCATAGGAACCGGACCACCGATGATTCCCTTGTCAGCTTTGATCATTCGAGCAATGTCATTGGCTACGAACTTCTGGTCAGCGTCAATAAAAATCAAGTGGCTCGCGTCCGTCATCTGCATGAAGTGGTGAGCTATGGTGTTGCGACCGCGTTGTACTAGGCTCTCATTCCCCAAGAAGACGCAGGTCAGCTTGATGTTGTTCATCAAACACGCCTCCTTGAGCGCCAGCAGGGACTGTGCGTACTCGGTACACATCATCCCTCCGTAACATGGTGTGCCGACGACGAGGTGCATTATTTGCTCTCTAACTGCGGTGTGTTAGTCAGGGACGTAGCGTCAAAGACAGAGAAGCCGCGACGAGCAGCAAATGTCTCAGGGTCTTTTTCCCACTTGTCAGCACAAGCCTCTAGCCAGCGCATCGTCATCTCGTGCGTCGGCGCATTGCCGTTAGAGATTAATTGATTCTCCATGTTGAGATAAGCAAACACTTCAGCCTGAGCTTGAGCGGCGTTGATACCTAAGTCAAACAAATATATCAGGTTGCCTTCGTCAATCATGCCACTGCGTGAACGTGCGGCGTTTAAAGCCTGCTTCATACAGGTCATGATGTGATAACGAGACTCTTCCTTTTCGTAGTCTTCTTCGGTAATCTCGTTTTTGCCAACAGCTTCTAGCAACTGAGCATGTTGGTTGACCATGAAGTTCATTTTGCGCAATGCGCCATTGACATGGTTTTGCGTTCCTTCAAGGTGGCTGTTGAGTTCCAGAATCTCGATCTCAAGCAACTCACGGTCAAGCGCATCAGTTGAGGCTTTTAGATCACGTTCTTTCTTTTTCAACTCGTTTTGCTTTTTACGCAAGCTAATGTAGGCTTCTTGCAGTGCTGACTTGGTTCTGTCGATCTCGGCAAGGGTGTGCTTGATAGAACGGATTGGGGTGATAGCTGTTACATCCAGCGTCACCGACATGAATTGACTATGAGACTTGTGGAAGTTGCTGGTGTCGCGTGTGACAGCGGGCATCCTATCTTGGATGTTTTTCAACATTAAGTTGTACTCTGGTTTTGTTACAACCAGCGCAGTGTTCATGTTGCCAAGGATCAGTTCATTGCTCAAAGGGTTCTCCTGTTTGTTGGGACTTGAATTATAACCCGCCGTGGGCGTTGGAACAAGCCGCCGCATTACCAAGGTATGCGCTTGCTAAATCGCCAAAGTCAGTTGCGTTGCCCGTAGTGTCAATCGTAATGTAATCAATAACATTTTGACCGTTACCGCCACCCCCAGCAAAAATACCACGAGTTGCAGAAGATGCCCCAACTAAACCAGTTCGCGCAACCGTCAAATCACCAAAATCAGAGGCATTTCCAGTGGATGCAATTGTGAAATAATCAATTACGTTTGATGACGTTTCCGTCCCGCCACCAAAAACCCCTCTTGTAGAAGAAGACAATCCAGCAGGCCATTGACGCGCAACAGTTAAGTCGCCAAAGTCAGTGGCGTTTCCAGCAGAAGCAATAGTAATGTATTGAAGAACATTGAGGGCAACGGATGTATTGCTACCGCCGCCAAACACGCCACGAGTAGGGGATGCACAGCCGCCGACAATCTGATAAACAATACTAAGCAAGTCCCCAAAATCCGTAGCATTCCCTGCTGAAGCAATGGTAACGTAGTCAATCACATTTGAGGCATTTCCAGTAATACCGCCGCCAGCCCAAACCCCACGGGTGCTGTTGGATAACGCGCCAAGAGCTTGTCTAGCTTGAGTTAAATTTCCAAAAGAAACTGCTGTTCCTTGAGTCGCATAGGTTATGTATTGGATATTGCTGGAACGAGTAGAAGAGGCATCATAGCCTCCACCCGCTAAACCACGAGTTGATGAACTACAACCAGACCATTGGTATCTTGCGCCAGTAAGATCGCCCCACATATAAGCATTACCAGTTGTTGCAATATTGATGTACTGCGAAGATGCTTGAGTAGAACTGACTGCACCGCCCATAAAAACAGCCATAGCCGCACTTGTTGGTGTGGGCTGGACAGCGGCGGCTCCTGATGAGCATCCCGCAAACCCGTATTTTGTCACTGTTAAATCACCAAAATCGGTTGCATTCCCAGTGGTCGCAATAGTCACATATTGAATGACATTAGTGTCTGGATTGCCCCCAGCAAATACTCCGCGAACATCTGAAGATGCCGCCGCAGTGCCAAATAACGCTGTTATTAAATCACCAAAATCAGAAGCGTCCCCTGTTGAAGCAATTGTGATGTAGTCAATTACATTGACTGTTCCAACAGCTAGATCAGTGCCGCCGCCAAACAAACCGCGAGTTGATGAAGAACACGCTGATAATTGTCGACGAGCAAGAGTTAAATCTCCAAAATTTGTGGCATTACCCGTTGAAGCAATGCTGATATAGTTTATTGTGTTTGTGTACACTGAACCAGTTAAAAATCCTCCACCCCACACCCCTCGTGTTGCCGAGGCGCAAGCCG